GCTATTTTCGATTCTTATGCCGTCACTGCCCCACTGACCGCTAGTACCACCAGACAACGCTGTAGTGGCATTGCTAAACACCATGTGGAGTCTATAATACGGATCAAGTTCATTGATACCAACATTTCCCGAGCTGTTGATACGCATGACTTCACCTATAGCTTGTGATTCAAAGGTCATAGCATTGCCATTTCCAACCATGCCAAATGAATATTCGTTAAAGCCGGAAGCTTGAGTACCGCCTTCCCTAAACCTAATTCTTGAGTTGCCGTTGTTGGACGTGTGAAGAACGAAATCTTCAGAACTATGATTAGCAGCACCTATTGTTAAAGGAGCAACAGGATTTGACGTACCAATCCCAACATTTCCCGAGCTGTCGATTCGCATATGCTCAGAGCTAACCGAATTTGCGAACGCTATAACGCCAGTAGTGCTTGAAGCACGGAAAGTATGTGTATCACCAGCATTTGTGGTCGTACTGCTTTCAATAATTAGTTGTCTTGCAGTATTGTCAGAGCCACCACGAAAGTAAGGACCAGTTGATGTAAAAATATCCAGGGCAGCATCAGGATTCGTAGTGCCAATCCCAACATTACCACCATTAGGCTGTAAATATAATGAATAATTTACAGCTAAGTTATTATCACTTGCTTGAATATATGAACCATAATTTCCAGTTGCTGTATTTAGTCCAATGTTAAGCCTATTGCCAAGACTGCTACTAAGTTCAATTAAAGAATTAGATGTTGTTCCACTTGTAGGAGGTTCGGCAGCTGTTCCATAAATACTTAATACACCTTCAGGCGAATTCGTATTAATTCCAACTTTTCCTTCAGATGTAATTTCAATAATCTGATTTGTAAATGCGTTTGCACCTGTTGTGTCACTTGAGGAACTAATTCTCAAATGGTCATCAGCACTACCAGATATGCCGATACCAAAAGGTCTCCGTCCTACTGCACCTCCATCACGACTTAGTACAACGCTGCCATAAGCATTGTCTGAATCGACATGTAAAGGAGCTGCTGGTGCGCTTGTTCTGATGCCAACATTTCTGTTGTGGTGCACTCGCATCGTTTCAAGGCCACCGGATCCACTGCAGACAGTGAAAACACCAGAATCAATTTTTAGCTCAGCGCTAGAATTAGACGATCGATAATTTTGCTTAATAGTAGTGCTCGTTGCACCTGAATTAGAGTAGGTAATATCACAGCCAACGACTGAGCCATTATTTCCTCCAATACGTATTACACCCGCAGCACTAGAATCGCGTACATTAAGCAGCGCACCTGGATCACTGTTTCCAATCCCAACATTTCCCGAGCCGTTGATATAAATTCTGTCAGAACCACTCTGACGAATCCGTACGACACTTGCATGCGATGAATGTGAAGGTCCGTACAAAATTATGTTTGCACCGTTGTTTGACGCAGTACCTCCTGTTAACACAAAACTGCTGGTACTTACATCTCTCTTAAGTTCACCATATTTGCTGACTATAGACCCACCAAACTCCGCATCTCCGGTGCTGGTGATTGACAACCTGTTTTGGCTATTCGTATTATCAAAAAAGTTTAATGTTCCACCTGATGTGTGATAAATACTAAATTTATTTGTACCACTTGTGGCAAATCTAAGTGCTGCATCACCATTGCTGTCGATTTTAATTGCACTAGCAGTGCCATTTACATGGAGAATCTCTGCTGGACTTGTTGTACCAATACCAACATTACCACTAAAATATCTTACATATCGATCATCAATATCATTAGCACTATACTGAACAAAGTTCCACTTACTATTAGAAGTCTGGTACTTAAGTCTTACAAACAACCCAGAGTCACCTACAAAGCCAACAGGAAGGCCTGCAACAACGCTTGATTGCTGAACCCCAGACGAGTCCGTAATCTCAATTCGATCCTGGTCAGAGGGGCTTCCAGGGATCGCTGCGACGTTATTAACAATGACAAAGATAGCTGCATTATTAACAGCAGTCTGAGCGTTATTCGCAGTCGTTACAGCCGCAGAAGCATTGGTAGAAGCAGTATTAGCTGTACTGACCGCACTATTGGCAGTTGTAGTCGCTGTATTAGCCGTACTTACAGCACTGGAAGCATTAGTGGATGCAGTGTTTGCTGTACTTACAGCGTTATCAGCCTTGGTATCTGCACTATTGGCTGTCGTAACAGCAGCAGAAGCATTGGTTGATGCTGTATTGGCTGTCGTAACAGCACTAGAAGCGTTAGTGGACGCCGTATTAGCCGTTGCAGTAGCTGCATTGGCTGTAGTGACAGCACTGTTAGCTGTAGTAACCGCTGAATCAGCAGTAGAAGTGGCTGCATTAGCTGTAGTGACAGCACCGTTAGCCGTTGTGACCGCTGAATTAGCCGTTGTTACAGCCGAATCTGCGGTCGTTGTAGTCTCCTGAGAGACATACAAACTTTGAGTAAAGTTCGTATTCATATCTACAGCACGAAGTGCTGAACCAGACTGGAAACTAGCTAGAATAGTTTCATTATTAGTCTCTCTAAACAGTTTAATTGCTACACTATTAGCAGGTGCAGACGTAAATGTTAAATTTGTACCAGATACTGTAAATGCAGTAGTTGCTGAGCCATCAAGAGTGGCCTTTACATCTGCGGTTTTTACATACGGAAAGGAGATGGTATATACCGTAGTAGACCCATCTCCCGTATAAGAATTAGTTGTAATTGCCATTGATTATTTAGGAATATTTTTAATGGCTTCAGCAGCCTGGGTGGCAGATTTGTAATCTCCTCGTTTAATAGAGGTATTTACAAGTTGTTGTAGGTTTTTACGAGTACCATATGCTGCATTTTCTTGTGCTAAGGCAGCAAAACCAGCATCAAACGCTTCATTATGTAGCTGATTTAGTTTATCGTGAAGTAAAGTTTGCTTGATAGGGTACTCTTCTTGCGTTTTTAGACCCCTGTCTTTGACGTATTTTTTCATTTCTTTCTCCCAAAACTTAGGTGATTGGTTGAAAAGATCTTCTACACGCCGTCCAAGCTGGTAGTTTTGTGCAATCCAATTATTAATAAACTGTCTCTCACTAGGTCGTAAATTTTTGCCGTCGATTTTATTTCGACGTACAGCTTGTAGACCATCCCAACCACTAGCAAGTAGCTGTTTTCGCCAAGGTTCCATACCACCATTCGTTTTAAAGAAAGGAAGCACACTATTAATAGCCCGATTCATTGGGTCATATGTATTGATAGGCATTCCGGTATAGACATCGAGGAAAGTCTCAAGTTTATCACCAACAAGCCACTTGTTCCTATTAGCTAGGTACTCAAAGTAGTTATTTTGCACATCTTTGAGCTGTGGTGTAATGACCTTATTGAGAATACTCCGTACACCTGCACCAGGAATAGTGCTATCAGTAACATTGACAAGATATCGTGTGATCTGAGATGGATCCATAGTGATTAAACCTACAAGAGGCTCAAATCCACTAAGAAATGACTTGTTAGACACATTCATAGTAATAGAATGTGCAATAGCACGGAACCAATCTTCTGTTACAGCTTGATCAACACGGTTAAAGTTATATGCAATATCAGCAGTAAGACCGAGGAACGTATCAAACGGTTCCAAACCTTGATAACTGCGCCATTGCTGACCGACTGGATCCCAGAAGGAGAAAGGTTTCCAACCCATAGCCTGCATACGTCTCTTCTCACCGTCATCCTGTGGTCCAGAACCGGTGATCATTCCATGTGCAGCAAGCATTGCAGCACCCATCGTTACAGCACTACCTGCTGTATATCTACCTAGGTACTCACTCTTGAGTTGTTTGAAAGCCTCAGAACCAAAGCCAGATAGACCATGCTCACTAAGGACTTCCTTAATTTGGTCATCTGTTGTGGCAGTCATAAGACGACGTGCCTTACCAAGAGAAAGATTTAACTTTCCATTAGTGATTGTGGTGACCATATTGCCTGGGTTAAACGTAGCAGCTAACTCCAAAGCATTCATACCTGTTCTTGGAAACATAAAGATAGAGCGCATCAAAGGGAAGTGTTTCATAACACCTTCCAATGCTTTTACACTATCCATATCCAAGTTTAGGTTAATTTCACCTGCTGCATAATTTCCAGCTTTAGCCACATCTTGAGCTAATTTATTGGTCATCAGACCATCAGCATCAAAGGAATCGTTATACAACTTACGTTGCATTGTTTCAAAAGCCTTGGTATCAAATGCACCATTACTTTGAGAAAATAGCTCATCATATGCTTTAGAACGTGCAGCCATACTGCGAGTCATTGATTTCGTAAAACCATCGATAGCAGACATAGAGTTAACACCCCATCGTGCATAGCTCCAGTTGTTAAAGTATGAAAGACCCTTAGTAATATTCCAAGCAGCTACTTTACCAAAGTCTCCTTTTTTCATCCACTCACTTGACATACGTTCAAGTGTTTGAAAATCATCTAAAGACTGCTGCTTAACATCAGCCCTACCAATTTGTTTCTCACCTCTTGGATTTTCAACAGCATGTTTCCACTCACTTTTCAGGTTTTTAAAACCACGCTGTATGTTTTCTACAACACCACCGTAGGTGTACATAGCACGTTTGAACTCACCTAAGCCTTCCTGACGATCCATCAAGACACGAGGAACACTACCAACAAAAGTAGTGAGTGGCTTACCAATCAATGCCATAGCACCACCAGCAACAGCACGTACAGGTGCAAGTCCATTTAGGACGCTGTTGTATCTAGCAGAGTTCAACTCTTGCAGTAGATATGAAGGATATTGAGATTCACCATCTACAAAAGCTTTCTTCCAAAAGCCAAGCCTATTTTCAACAAGTTGATTAATCTTTTCCATGGTATCAATATCACCACCAGTCTTTAGATATTGCTCCCAAAGTGGCTTCAAATATTGTGGATTTTCTTTGTTAATAGCTTTCAATTCTTTAGCAAGAGTTGCAGCACTATCAGATTTTTGTTTTACAATTTGTTCGTAAACCTCACCAGCTTCTTCATAGAAAGAAGCATCTAGACCTTGCTTAGTTTTAATGCCACGCTCAGTAAAGTCCAACGCCTTAAGACCATAACCTTTGATAGCTTTATGGATACCAGTTTCACGTAAGACAAGTGACAGGTTATCAATCAATAAATCAGCTTGACTAGCAATATTTCCATCTTCAGCAATAAAGGCAATACCTCTTGCTAAATCAGCAGCATCACCAGCAGACTGCGAGGTAATCTTAGCTGCACTACGAATACGGTCTGGATCTAACATATCCAAACCTTTTTTAAGAACCTCTCCGGCTTCCTTCATACCAGCAGTAGTCAACAAATCAACCTGTTTACCACCTACGACCAGACGATCAGTAGTGTAATCCATGTTTTTCTTGAAGACTTCTTCAAATTTTTTGGTATCAATTTCAAATGCCTGCTTAACAAGAGTATCTACAGAATTTTTGATATCCTTATCTTTCAGCGTAACTTTCTCCTTAGCACCTTGGAAGGTCACATCAAAATCATGTTGTGAACGACTAGCAAGATCATCTAGAAGTTTATTACGATCTACTGATGAACCAGCATCTAAAAACTTAAACTTATAGTGGTCAGTTACAACAGGTGTAGGACGACCATTTGTAGTACCAATGTTATTTAAGATACGATGGTTATCAACCATAAACTTAGCTGGATCAGCATCAAAGTTCATAGCTGGCCTATCAATAGCCTGATGTGGTTCGTGGATATAAGGATCATAAGTACCATCGTTATATTCAAAACGACGTACAGCCTCATCAGTAATAGCCTCTTCTCTTGCAGCACGTTGTGCCTCAATTTTGGCTACGACAACATCACCACCAGCAGCATCTAAATCTACGTTTTCTTTTTGAAGTTTTAGGTTCAGAAGTTCAGTTGATTTATCGTTTTTAGGAATAAACTCATAACCTTTTTTTAAGGCAAACAATCCATCAATCAAACCTACAAAACCGCCCATAGCGGCGGCTTCATACATATTTTTTTGGTATCTAACATCTGGATTATCTTCTTCACGACTAGCCCAAGGTATTGAGCCAGGAGCATTGAACAGCTCCTCCAGTGCAGATGCCACATTACCGGCCTCTTCTGTTTGGTCAGAGACAGCTTCAACAGCTGTACTGACACCAAGGTCAGTAGCAATGCGTCCGAGGACTTGAGTACGCTTCAACGCTGATGCAGCCTTAACGCCTGCACCAAGCTTGCCTGCTGTAGCAGCACCCTGAAGTCCTTTAGCAATCATTCCACCACCAGTAAGTGATGGAATAATCAGACCAGATGCATCCCTAATAAATTTATTGAGTGGATTATCTTCACGCTCCCTGCCATGATGTTCATCCCAGGATTCCTCAATAGGTTTCAACCATGGAATCATGCCAGCAATATCTAAAGCAGTATCAGTAACGCCAGCTCCAACGGAAGCAATTTGACCAACAACAGGTGTATCAAGGATCTTGTCTCCAAGATGTTTGCTATCTTCCTTTTCTTGCTCAGCTTGTTGTGCCTGACGCTCAACTTGTTTTTCTTCTTCTTCTTCCTGTTGTCTAGCTTCTTTTAAAGCTTGCATTTCAGCTCTTTGATCTAATTCAGCTTGAAAAGCATCCTTAGTATAGAGATTATTTGCAAGGCTAGGATCATAATCAGACATAATTAGCGTTGCATACGTTGGATTAAATTAGGATTCATATTTGCTGTACTTGCAAATGGATTATCAAGATCATAAGGATTTTGAAGAGCAGCATCTAATAGAGCAGCTTCCTGTGGAGTAGCACGATCAGTTGGACCAATCCAGATACCACGCCATCTACCAATATGATGCATATAATTAATTGCCATAGCATCTTGAACTCTTGCATCAAATACCATATCAAGTGGTACACCTTGACGGCGCACTTCCTCAGCAAAAGTAGAACCAATAAATTGATATCGACCAGCAGCGTGAATACGACCAGCAGCGTGATGATCCATTAATTCACGCACAGTCATCTTCGAGATTGCCTTACCAATCCTTTTGTTATCTTGTGACGGACCAGAGTACCCCAAAGGTGTGCGACCGCCATCCGCACCACCTTCATTCATTGCATCGTAACCACCAGCAGTTTCAGATTCGTACTTAGCTAAAATGTCTAAAGCACTACGCTGTACAGTAGTTTTTTGCTGATATATTGGGTACTTACCACTACCCATCATCATAATATCAGTTCTAATAGGAGAGGCTAACATCGGATCTTTAAATCGCTGATATCGTGCAGAGACTTCATCCTCAAACTCTTTAACAGCTTTTACTTGTCCAACATCGATCTCTTGTAGGCCGTGCTTACGGGCTTCTGAATTTAGCAAATCAATATATGAATACTGAGAACTAGATGCTTTTTGCATTGCCATAATTTGAGGTACTCTATTTACTTTCCCACCATGTAGGAAGCTGTTAATTGTACGGCTGATCTCATTTTTGTCGGTGATAGGATCACCACTGTCAATACTCCAAGTACCAGAATTGATGGTATCTTGAATTTGTTGTCCAGTAATCTCAATAGAATCTCCAGCTATTTTAAATTGTTCATAATGTTTAAATCGACCAGATCTAAACACTCCATTTTTATCTTTACTTTGAGATGCTTGTAAAAGGGCGTACTCACCTTCATAGGAACCTTTATCCATCTCAGCCATAAAATCAACCCTTAGGGCTTGATCATGAGCCTGTTGTACGCTTTTGCCGTCTTCACGGTGCTTTAAGAAATCAGTATGGTACTGACGAATTGCATGGTCATACGCAGCATAAAAGGACTGATCTTTTACAGTCTTGCCTTCAACAAAACCCACACGAGTGGATAACATCTGATTGATTCGAGACTTAGCTTCACTCTCCAGCTTTTCATTTGGCTTCTGAGCCCATGACTGGGCAGCCTTAATCCGATACTCTTTCTTAGTTGCTTTCGTCAGATTCTTATTCATTTGGACTTCTATAGGATCTAGAAGACCAAGTGGAATACGCTCATCGTATTGATTAGTCCAAACGCTCTCGCTTACAGACGTAGATGTGTAATCCTTAAAGGAACTAAGAAATTCAACAAAGTGATTATATTCTGGACCTTGACGTCTATAGCCTTGGATCATCTCTTCTAGCTGTGTGTCATCTAGATCAAGAACACGATCATTATCTTCATTGACGTCGTAGACCATTGTCTTTGTCAACTCTTGATACTGCCTATCAATATTCTGCTTACGCAAGCTATTTTCATTACTGTACTGAGTAACATAGCTTCTCTTGCGAGCATTCATCAACTTAACAACCTCAGGTCCATACAGTTCACGTATAGCCTTTGTTGGTTGGTGTTGAAAAGAAGAATCAAGAATAGAGTCTACTTGTGCATCAGTAAATGTACCGATGTCCTCCATCATTGTAAAAAGATGTTCTCTTGCCTCGCGATGGGAGCCATAGACCTGACTGCCGATGTTAAATGCGCGGTGAAACGCCTGAGCAGGATTAGCATGTACGTTAGTGGTAAATGCAATTTCTAGATTATCCTTTTGATTATCTAATTGTTTCTGAATATCTTCACGATAAGCGTTGCTAGTGATCCTATTATTAGCAGCACGCATCTGAAGAATAGTATCTGTAAGCGCAGCACTAGGCTTACCCCACAGGCCATTCTTTGCTAGGTAATGAGCACCCAACTGTTGATTAACAAGTGCTTTATCGCGTGCACTTGTAGCTTCATGGGCAACCCCATCAATAAGACCTTTACCGTCAGGTGAGTAAAGTTTGACTTTTATTTCTTCCTGACCACTATAAACTCTCTGTAAAAAGTCACCATATTGCATACCGACTAATTTAGCCCGTGCATCCTTAGCGCCTTGCGAAAGACCTTTACCTAACTGACGGATACTTGCCGTGTCTAAAGAAGAAGAACCATTTTTTTCAGCAGCATTAGCCTGGCTATTGATGCTAACCTCTTGCATATCAAGAGTGTGTTTAGCACTTAAATTGGCAACATAGTCATTGAGTTGTTCCATATCTAGTGGACCATCAGAAAGAGAGTTCATTATCTCCTTGTGATAGTCATCCTGATATTTTTGCTCTTGTTGTTCTTGGACAAAAGCAACAGCAGTCTTACTCAAAGTAGAAAGAACACCTAAAATTGCTTCACGTTGTTTAGCAGTTTTAGCAACACGTTGCTTTTCTCTTTCTTGCTTTTCTTCTAACCTCATCTGAGCAATACCAGCAAGTGCTTGCTGATTCTCAGTCTGGAGCTGACCAGCTCGCGTACGAGTGGCCTGCTCAAAGTCTTGGGCTTGGTTATACCCTTGTAAATATTGAACCGTGTTTGCAATGTCTGCATCACGGACTGCCTTCATACCTTGAATGGTCTGTTCGGCTTGCTCTAATATGCGACGTGATTCATCCGGCAAACGCATCGGATCAAACCCACGGCGGTTTTCTTGGGCGTACCCACGGAATCTTGCCATTATTTAGAAATTAGTTAATTGTTTACCACCAATCGAAAGCTTCTCCGATAGCTCCTAAACCAGCGACAGCAGCACCTGCAACCCCAACAACCGGACCAATAAATGGTGCAGCAGATACAGCCATTGCAGTGGAGCCTAGAGTTCCAAGAACAGCACCTGTAGTGCTTCCTTCTGGATTCATACCACCAGTTTGTGTTCTGACAGGTCTAACAGGTTGTGGAGGAGCAACAGAAACAATATCTGGTAGCTTATATGGTGCTTGTTCAGCATCTACAATGTCTGGGAAGATCATGCGATTGGCATATGCAGCCAGATCACCTTCGAATTTCTTGACACCAATCTGACCAACTCTTGTGTCATACGACTCAGCAGCACTAATGAGTTGCTGCCCAAGTTGTTGTTTACTTAGGGTAAACAAGTTAGAGTCAAGACCTAATGCATCAGAAATTCTATTAGTGTTAGTTGTAATTGTACGCTTACGGCTTTCTTTTTGTTCTGCAGCCTGCGCATCACTCAAACGTTGGCGTTCATTTGCCATCTGTTTTTGTAAGCCAATACTAGACTTCTCTCTATTTAAAGATTGGAGAGTTTGGTAGGATTTTTCAGTTACAAAATCAGTAGCTGCAGTAAGATCAGTTTGAATCCTTTCCTGTTCAGTCGTAATACCTGTTTCGCGTGATGTGATATCTGCAATTCGTAGACCTTGACGAGCCCTTGAAGCCGCAGAGTCCTGCCTTACTTGATCAACTTGGTCAATGTTTTGATTTTTGGTGAATGTTTTTTCATCAGTAGCAAGTGTTTGAGCCCTTGTTGTTCTGTCAATACCGAGCTGCATACGTGCTCGCTCTTGAGAACTATCAGACTCAATCTGTAATTTGCTACGGTCATATCGAGTTTTTCTGTCAAGCTTTTCAGCTTCAAACTGTTGAATTTGGCGACCCATAATGCCACCATATTCACCTTCAAAAGAACCTTCTTCACCAAGTTTAAATTTACGTTCAGACTGCAACCGCGAAGTATTTAGCAAATAGTCATTATCAGCACGCTCCAAAGAATCAGCAATTTTTGCAGCATTTAAACCTGACAATGCAGTAATTGTGTCATACACACGTTGAACTGATACACCTTTTCTACCTGCTGATCGAGCGCGGCCAGAAGAGATCTTAGATTGAATATCATTTTCTAATGACTGGAATGCAGCATCAGCACGAACGGCTGACATCCGATTGTCTAATTCAGTTTGATTTTGTGTTAGTGACTCGTCAACAAACTTGTACTCATCTTGAAGATTATCTTTGGAAATTTGTGCACGTATATCTTCAATATTTTTGTTAGCTAAGATTTCCGCTTTAGATCGCTGTTCAGTAGCTTTAGAAGCAGTAATTTCACTTTTACCTTGAGCTATCTCATCAGTAAAGTTATCAATCTGAGCGTCTAGTTGTTTAATTTTTAAACCTTTGGTACGCAACAACTCATCAACTTGTCGTTTTTCAGTTTTTAATGAGCCTGCTTTTTCACCTTCTAAGACATTTTTTTCACGACCGATTGCATCTTTTTCTGAATTAAGACCGATCTTGCGATCACGAGCTTGTATGTTAAGTCTACGTTTCTCTTCAGCTTCGTCAGTCCCTTTAGTAAGAATTTGCTGACTAACATCACCTTCAGCTTTGTCTAGACCAGCCTGAGTTTCTTGAAACATCAAGGAGTTAATACCAATCTGAAAGTCATAATCAGCTACAGCATCAGCCAAACTATTCTGTTGTTGTTCGAAATTAAATTTAGATTCAAGAACACTTTGCTGTTGGCGGATATTGATTTCATCAGTAGCAAAGGCAGCTTCGAGCATTCGCTCATCCATTACCTTTTGCTCGCCCATCAACGCTACTTGCTGGGCTTGTTCATTCAGCTGTAACTGATCAAGGAATCCCTGTTCTGATTTTTCCCAAGCTTGTAAGTTAGCATTTAGCTGGACATCACGTATCTTGAGATTTTGAATATGAGTATCAAGCTGCTGCTCTTGCTGGAGAACTCGATTAACTTCATTCTGCTCCTTCTGAGCAAAATAGTTTTCTACGTTAGCGCGATAATCGTTTAGTCTGGCAGCCTGATTATATTGTTGTACTTCCTTAGCGTCTGCCATTAGGTTCTTCTATAGTATTTCGGTGAATAGTTACCCTCCCACATCACTGAATTAAGAGATACAATGTAAGGAGTATCACTAAAGACTTGGATGTCAAAGTTAGTATTTCGTTGGTGGATTGGTATTTCATAGACGTTCCTATCGTCGATAGGGACTGAGTCATATGTATATCTATCAAGGAGAATTGGATTACCTTCAATTACCATGGTGTTTTGGTTTCTAGGTGTAATTTTAAATTCACAAAGACCAGACAAACCAACAGCAATTTTTATTCTAGATAAGACTAGAGAAGCTGAGTAATCAACAAGGCCTTGTTGCCGGTAGTAAAAGATAGGTAGATCAACTTTGAAATCAAACTTATATCCTACATACCAATCTTGATCAGCAACATCTCCAGGGATGACAAAGAAGTCATTACCACTAATAGTGGTCTGTGTGGGTGTCTGGAAGAATGTAGTACCAGCAGATTCTTGCCGTACAGCAACAGGTGTTAGTGCTGTGTTTTTAGGAAATGGAATTGGAATCCGAGTTGTATCTGAAGTTGTATCATGCGTGATACCACTGTTGTTTACAAATGCTCGGAAGTCAAAAGATGGAACTTGGACACCAGCGGTGACAGCAGCACCAGTTGGGATCGAATTAAGTTGAGTCTTAAGTAATACAACCTTATTGGTCTGCTTTGTGACTGCATAGACAGTATCGCTATCAGACATCATAAATTGAATATGTCCTGGTAGCTCCCAGCTATACCAAGACCTCATTAGGATCTGTTGGTTCTCAACATAAGTACGATAGAAGTAGGCTTTGTTTGAAGCCTGGTCATACATACCGATATATGAGTTCTGCGGATCAGAGAACATCTTTGACACAGTGTTTGGAATGTACTGCGTAACATTCTTTCCGATGTCAATAAACAAAGGGTTATTTCCTAGCCCTTGTGTTTCCATCGTAAGCACACGTACATAAGCAGATGTCTTATTGACAAAGACAAATGACGTACCCATCTCTACAGGAGGGATAACATCATCCATCTCAAAGTCAGAAATCAAATTGATGGTAGCTGCAGCAGGCGTCAACACACCAGTGTCTGAGAACAGAATGAACTGGGACTGCTGGCTGAACAGCACAACGCCTTGTGTGACAGGCTTAGCAGCCGTCAGGTTGACTGGCTTGAGGCTTGAGCAGTTGAGGTCTACAGGATCAGCATCGCTCTGCACAACAGCAGAGTTCACATAGAAGTTAAAGAATTGGTTAGGCTGGCTTAGAATGACATTGTCTTCAGATAGAAATCCAAGACGATTATTATGATAAAAAGCGAAGTTAATTTTTTTCCCAACAAATGATGGATCAGGATTAGTAGCCAGATCACCAACTGCACGAGTCGAATAAACAGCCTGCGTAAAAGTAAAGTTATTTTCACTTGTTCTAGTAAGAACATGTGGCATAGAGGCTGCATCTAATCCAGCTGTAATGTTTGGTTTAGCTGCTTCAACCCAAGTCGAAACCCCAGACGTAGTATTGGATACAACCCAATAGTCATCTTCAAGAGCACTTGTATTTGCTACCTTCCAGTATTCACCTGGCACAGTATTGGCAGCAGGTAAACTGGCAACACTATCAGCAACATGTGCAGCGTCAAAAGTTCCTGAAGTAGTACCAGATGTGGATACAGTTGTCGTCTTATTGACAATAACAAGTTGGCTTTGGCGTGGTAGAACATAGAAATCATTGTAGCCACTGCTATTTAAATAAGGTTGATTAGTAGCCTGGAAGACTTGGTTGCCAGTAGAAGTTCTCCAGACTGTAATAGTGCCATTCTTAATAGCACCGATGTATGTCTCACTGGCACTATATCGATAGTAAAACCAATGAGCACCACTGTAGTCAGTATCAGTTCCTAACTCAGTAACATAATTAAATCCAGGTCTTTTAACCAAACCATAAGTAGGGTCTGGATAGCCATTGATAATTTCACGAACCTCACCAAGTTCCTTTTGATCATCAGGCTTTGTAGAAATACCACCTAAGAAATTAGGTACTTGTTGTGTAATGTTCATGAGCGAAGGATTGCATTATATGGTTTGTATGGTTGATAACGTACAGTAGAGGTTCCAAAGAATGAATGGTCACCTTGATTGCATTCATATTCCATAGCCTGTGCACGAGCATTAGCTTCCTTTGTACTAAGCAGTTGGAATTGATTCATATCACCTACAATGCGTGAAGCAAAAATAGTAGACGCCCTAGCAATAACGTAGTTCAAAATAGGTCTAGGCAACTCGTCAAAGTCAAAGAAATATTTGATATCAAAACGTGGGTTATAGTCCCAAATAAAATGATCAGATGTTTTGGCTCTATTGTACATACGTAAAACACCATCAGCATCAGCTCTGACAACAGCATCTTGAGATGTGTTTTCTACATTATCTGTAAGGTCCATCTGCAATGCATTGGTCCTATAATCGATCTTGTTTGTTACTGAGTCACGATCTACTTTCTTATCGTACTCCATGTTAAATGTCCAACCTTCTGACTGAATCTCTTTAGACACATTCAGCAGGGTGTTAAAGGCCAGTGTAACGTCCGGGTTAGTGTTTTCTAAAGTAGTGAGTGGTGCTTGTCCAATAGACATAAGCATCTCATTCACCGCTGCTTTTTGGTCTTCTGTGTATTCAGTAGGAAAGACTGCCATAGTATGAATAGATAAAAAAAAGGGACTCCGAAGAGCCCCATATATAAAAAAAATCAGCCGCCGTAACCAGCGTTGTTGGAGGCTGTTTGGACAGTACCGAACTGTGCAGGAGCAGTTGCTGTACCAGAGTACAGCTCAACAGCTGCAGCAGGGTTCAGGTAGTCAGCACCCATAGCCAGACGGCCAAGGATTACATCACCCTGGTAAACCACGGAGACATCACCACTGGTGGTCTGTACTTGAGGACCGATAGCTTCAACACAACCTGCAGCTTCACGTTGGAAGATCAGACCACAGGAGTTCTTGAAGTCGCCGGTAGCACCATCACCGCCTTCACCATAATCATTGTTGGTTCCAGAGTCAGTGCTCTCAGCATCCTCCATGACTTCAGAGACGAAGTCACCAACGTTTGTAGGAGAAGTGATGCCAGGATTGGTAGCACCAGCAGTACCATACTTAGTACCATAGTTGCCGAAGAACGGAATGTTCATGGACTTGTAGATTTTGATGCCAGCAATCGACACCACACCTTCACCGGACTGCAGTGCAGATCCAGTTTCGTCGCGGTTGATCAAAGCATTAGAACCAGTCTCACGAACCAGTGCGTAATACTGACGTGGGTTCAGTACAGCAACACGGCCATCTTGGCTCACACCTTTCTCATCAAGTGCAGCAGCAGCATCGAAGAATGCAGTAACAAGTTTGCCTGCATCATATGCTTCGTCTGCAGTGGTAGTAGTACCCACACGAATCTGAGTTCCACCTGGCTCAATGTAGTTAGTCATCTGGACAGGTGACTTAGCACGAGCACCACGGGTGACAGCACGGAAAACCAAACGGTCATACTTCTGTGCAAGTGCATAACCAATCTTACGGGAGATTTCAGACCGCAGGTCATAGTGAGCCAGGGTCTCATCAAGGTCATACAGGAATGCACTGGAGATGAGCAGATCATCAATCGTGATGGTCTTCTCTGCCACTGGAGGAGCACCCTGGTCATTACCAAGGATGGGCTGTCCAGGAGTATGGTATTCAGCCTTCGTGCGGCCAGTGTAGATAAACTGGAGTGAGCGACCCTTAGTAAGAGTACGCTTCATAATCAGATCCCGAGCAATAGTATTGTGCTGGAAACCTTTGAACATCTCACCACTAAATAGTTTGAGATATAGAGCACGAGAGTCCGTGCCGTTATTAAGTGAACCAGGCCTTACCCTAGGGGCGGCTACTTCACTGTTTGAATTAAATTGTGCCATTGTTAAATAAAAGAATGTATATGCAATCTTTCAAAGCTTTGAAATTGTGGTCTTTCCCACCGTCTAGACGGCAGCCAAGGTATCCGCGTACGGGCTCGGTGCCAAATAAGTAAGGGAGGACTTGCACCTCCCTGTCGGCTATGATCCGATTACTTTAGAACAGACTTGCTGTAAGCAGTTCCACGATACACAAGGTTGATCTCCTTTTGCTCGCGGAGCAGTTTGTTGTACTGGTTGATAATGTACTGCTTTTGAATGTTGGTCATAGTGAATCTCCGTTCACTAACCCCCGTTCCATGGTTAGCTATTATGCGTCCATATAAGATTCAAGCACTATCTTGGTAAATTCTACTTCGAGAAACATGATGGCTTCCTGTACTTCAGGATCTCCACCAGGCCAAGTTTTTAGGTACTGACGGAGTGCATCACGAATCACGACACAGGCATCACTAGATAATGTTATTTGATACATGGATGAACGTACGAAGAATTAGCCGATAGATGGAGCTGTATGTGCAGCTAGATCTAGCGGAAAGTTATGAGCGTTCCTTTCATGCATAACCTCTATTCCAAGGTCTGCACGATTGAGGATATCGCCCCAGGTATTGATGACTCTAGATTCAGAGTCAATGATCGACTGGTTAAAGTTGAGACCATTAAGGTTGAAAGCCATTGTGGATACACCGAGTGATGTAAACCAAATGCCAACCACGGGCCAAGCAGCAAGAAAGAAATGCAGGCTGCGGCTATTGTTGAAGGACGCATATTGAAAAATCAAACGGCCAAAGTATCCGTGAGCTGCAACGATGTTGTAGGTCTCTTCCTCTTGACCAAACTTGTATCCATAATTTTGGGATTCCTTCTCGGTAGTTTCCCTAATAAGCGAGGATGTGACGAGGCTTCCATGCATAGCCGAGAAAAGAGCGCCACCAAATACACCAGCAACACCAAGCATATGGAAAGGGTGCATGAGGATATTGTGCTCCGCTTGGAAGACCAACATAAAGTTAAATGTTCCACTAATACCTAAAGGCATACCATCAGAAAATGAACCTTGACCAAATGGATATACAAGGAACACTGCTGTAGCTGCAGCAACAGGTGCTGAGTACGCTACAAAGATCCAGGGACGCATCCCTAGTCGATAGCTAAGTTCCCATTCTCGTCCCATGTAAGCAAAGACACCAATGAGGAAGTGGAAGACGACAAGCTGGTACGGTCCGCCGTTGTAGAGCCATTCGTCAAGTGAACCAGCTTCCCAAATTGGGTAGAGATGTAGTCCGATTGCATTGCTGCTCGGGACGACTGCTCCTGAGATGATGTTATTTCCGTAGGCAAGGCTGCCAGATACTGGTTCTCTGATTCCATCAATGTCAACAGGTGGGGCTGCGATGAACGCAATAATGAAGCAAGTTGTGGCAGCAAGGAGACACGGAATCATCAGTGTTCCAAACCAACCAACATAAAGGCGATTATTAGTAGAGGTAACCCAAGAACAAAAATCGTCCCAGGTTGACCTCTGTTGTTGAATTACAGTAGTCATTAAAAGTGCGAGTGATTTGTAGTTACAAAGGGTATGTATTTGAGCACTTTAATGAAGCCCTCCCAAGGCTCACATCCAGTGGAGGGCTATATAACTCAGAAGTTAAACTTCATTCCGGCTTTAGTTCCATAGCTATTTTCATCGTCACCAGTCATGAAGGACACCTCTCCATAGAGAGAAACCTTCTCTGAAAGACTCAAGGAACCTCCTGCTTTACCTGACAGTTCCAGATCGCTATCACCAGCATCTTCCATTACGATACTAGGACCACCTTGAATATACCAGTTGTCACCTTCATATCCAACATGATTGTCGATAACAGTAGATTGATAATCTGAACCTGTGTAGCCACTATTGGCTTCTACGTTTAGATAGGTTCCAGCAAGAGCGGGAGTCGAAAGACCCAGGAGGACACCGACGGTTGCAATAAGAGTACGCATATAAAATAAGAGTTTGTTGTATGGAGCAAAAATTTTTAGCCCGGATAGTTGCTCCTCACTACCGGGCTGTGTTGTTTACTTTTTCTTTGCAGTCCGTGCAGACCGCTTGAAGTTAGCTGCAGTAGGTGCTCCCCTACTGCCAGCCTTCCTCATTGTTTCACCACTGCCTGCTTCGATACGCTTTCGTTTGGCGTGGATGTTTGCATAGAGTCCGGGTTTAGCCATTATTTTTTGCCTCCTTTTTTCTTAGGTGGCCTGCCTTTTTTTGTTCCGTATGTTCCTGGTCCGTATGGCATGGTTACTTTTTCTTGATAATTTTCTTTGTCGTTGTACCAGAGTTACCATTGAATCCCTGGAGGAATGCACCAGCAATACCACCAATCAAAAGGTTGGCAGGGTTCATACCACTGTTGCCACTCCCACCATGTTTTTTCTTTACTACTTTTTTTGTGTAAGCCATTAAAATACTCCTGGGATAAGTTGTCCTGTAACTGCATATGCTCCGATAGCAGCGATGACACCTAGCATTGCCAGGCGTCCATTCAATGTTTCAGCTCGTTCGTTATGTGGCACGGTGTACTTTTCGTCGAAGGTCATGGGTGGTTCAGTAGGCCAGATTTGGGTGTCGTTCATTAAAATTCGAGATCAGAGTTAGCAAGTTTGTTAAGCACATCTTCACGATATGCAGGGTCGTTGTCGTAACGAGAATCGTTCATTGCAGAAACTAATTCTGCTTGACTTCGGAATCTGTCGGAAGTATTTGGTGGTTCACTGCCAGTAAGCAATTCTCCGTCATTTCCAAATGCTTCGCTGTATTGATTCATAAGTGACTGAACAGCAAAGAAACATGCTGCAGGATCACCAGCATCAATGACCGTATCAAAGAGTTCAATCTGATCTTGACTGAGATTGTCAGAAGCCCACTGGGTCATAGCGTTGTACTGCTCTTTACCTCCAGCCAGCTCTTGCAATGCATTCACGTCTTCCTGAGAAAGGCCTACAGTCTCTGTTACTTCATCAGACTCTTCCTCAGTCTCAACATATTCCTGCTCTTGTTCTTCTTCCCCAACCTTATCACGTTCACCTAGCTTTTGCTGAAGCTCTAGATAAGCCTGCTCTAGTTGAGCAGCATCTGTGTATTTACCAGCTAGAAGGTTTTCCTGTTGTTGTTGGAGTTCCTCTCCAATTTCATATGACTCCTGCTCTTCACTTGAAAGGCCTTCAGTAGGAGCCTCTGCTCCATTTACAATTAGTGTTTCTGCCATGGGTAGAATTAAGTTGGTGTGTCAGCTGCTGCCTGTTGTGCCTCAGCTTGTTGATCAATTTGTGCAAACTTACTGGCCTGATTAGCCATCGCTAGTTCTTGCTCTTGTTGCATCATCTGTTGTTGCTCGCCTTGCACTTCTTGCATAGTCTTAACAAGGTTGAGTACATCAATACCTTGTGATGCAGCAAGACGTTTGATCACTTCTTCAGGATTGATATACTGTCCGATAGCTTGTGGACCCATTGTCTGTGCAATGGTCTGCATAAACATAGCAAGACTTTCTCTGTCTTGACCACGACCTAATGCATTAATACCAGCAACAATAGTTGGCTTCACAAACTGCTTAGGGATCTTTGGAATATCACCTGTTTTTTGTGCCTGACTAAGTTTGCGGTTGAGATAAGGAACAAGGAAATCAACAGTAAGCAGACTAAATAATCCACCGAGTTGTTGCTCTAGTTCCATCTGTGTCATACGAACTTCTTCTGCAGTTGTTCGCTCGCTGTTGCGCACGTTAAGGATAAGGAATGCTTCTGCCAAACGTCTTTCTAGCTGCTGCACCATGTTGTAAGCAGTAGCAAAGTCTGCTGTCTTTCCAACCTGTACAACACCGATATCATCTGGTCGCCCCTGGACGATTGCTCCGTTGCCTGCCTTCGCCAGCGTGGCTGGTTTAGTTGTGCTTGAGGGTGATACGGTAAAGACAACCTTAGCGGCTGCTGCAGAGCCTTCTATGATGGCCTGAGAGAGTGCATCAAGTGACTCAAGATCACCAAGGAACTCTTCTACTCGACCACGGCCATAAGCTTCATTGTCAACTGTATTAAACCTAAGTGGCAGCCAAGGAGTAAGATCTACTGGAGCCTTACCAAATGACTTAGGAATTTTTTTACCATAAACTTCTTGATGCCAAACAAATCTATTATTCTCTCGTTTGATGTGAGTGTAAATATCACATTGGTTTGATTTACCAAGGCTTGAATAATTGTCCTCACTATCTGCTACCTTCTCTTCTTTAAGATCAGGCATCATTTCTTGAAGAATAGATTTGTCAATACTTTCTCTAGTGACTATCTCTATCACGTTGCCGAGACCGTCTCTATTAACTACATATCGACTAAGAGGATATAACTTAAGTTTATCCTTAGCCATATAAATCAAAGCATTACCAGAAACAACAAGATGTTTTAGTGCCTGATGTACAACGACACGATCATCAGAAGCTGCAATAGATTCTAAGATGGTACGTTCAATCTTGGCAAACGAAAGATCAAGTTCTGAACGAATCTGTGGGTTTACTTCACCTTGAGCAAACACTGCCTCGTCAAGTTGTAGCTTGAAGAAACTTGTTTGTGGTGGAAGTAAAGCCAGCATCAATTTAGATGCGAGTGTGACAACTCCTTTCGCTCCGACACTTTGATACGGTGTCAACAACGTCTTATGTGATCCACTCTCCTCGTCCTGTTTGACAAGATATGGAAGAGTTAGCTTTGAAGCATCGATAGCAGTTTGCAAGAACTGGTTACGTTCACCGCTTAGTGAGTCATACCTATGCTTTGCTGTCATGTTCTAGGTTTGTAATTACGATCTAATCTATTAAATTGTTTAGTTGTAAATTTTGGAGCATTACTTTCGGCTCCTCTAATGTTTAAATCAAAACTAGGTTTATCAATTTTCAATGTCAATGAACTCTTAACTTGATCTTTTAGATAGTTAGAGTTTGGTTTCTGAATACCAAGTGCCTGTTTAATTTCACTGATAGCACCTTCATAAGGGTTAGGTGTAGTAGATACATCAAGCGATGGACGCTTGACCATACCTTTGTCATCTAACAAGTCACGCCGTTGTGCATACAAAGAGTTAAGTTTATCTTTATGGAATTGAGATTTATCGTTATCGTATGCAGTAGCATCTGCAGTGCGCTTATCTTTGTATTCACGTTGTATTTTATTTCTACCTGATTCATCCTTCTTACCTTTATGTCTGTCGTAACCTTTGTTAAAATCTTCAGCAAATGTTTGCATCCGACCTTCATATTTTTCTAGCCCCTTTTCGTAGTATTCATCAAGTGTTTTTTGGAAAGATTTAGGGTTAGTTTTTGTTACTTTTGGCGCTGGGTCTGCTTGATCCGGCTCATTAATATTTAAACCCTTATCTTTATAGATATCAATCTCTGGCTCAATGCCTAAAGATTCAGAGGGTTTGTTGCCTATCTTGATATCCTTTTTATCAGCTACCTTCTCAAGTTTCTTTTCAACTTTTTCTTCCCCATAAGTTTCAACAAGTTCTTTGTAATCCTTGTTGTTAATCTTACCGTCAGCACCTAACTCATTGACAGCTTTTCTAAAAGATGGTTTATCTTCAGTTTCAGTTTCTTTAGTCTTAGCTGGTTCAGTCTTAGCTGGTTGATTGTCAATACCCAAAGACTTAGAAGGTTTATTGCCTATCTTTATGTCTTTTTTATCAGCTATCTTTTCAAGCTTATCGGTAACCTTTTCTTCACCATAAGTATCTACAAGTTCCTTGTAATCGTTGTTGTTGATTTTACCGTCAGCACCTAGGTCTTTGACAGCTTTTTTAAAAGAAGGTTTATCGTCAGTAACAGTCGGTTCAGTAACAGTCGGTTCAGTAACAGTCGGTTCAGTTTTAGCTGCCTTGGTTTCGGTTTTTGTATCTTGAATACCTAGTGATTTAGAAGGCTTCTTTCCAATTTTAATATCTTTCTTGTCAGCTATCTTTTCAAGCTTATCGGCAACCTTTTCTTCCCCGTAAGTATCTACAAGTTCTTTAAAATCTTTTTTACTGATCTTGCCGTCAGTACCTAGGTCTTTGACAGCTTCTTTAAAAGAAGTTTTCTTAGATTCGTGTTCTCCTTTATCAAACAGCTCGCGGTAATTATTGTAACCGCCAGCATCCTTAACACGCTTTTCACGCTCTTCTTTACCTAGTGATCCGAGGTGCTCTCCATAAGCTTTGTCTTGTGCAATCCTATCGCTTTCCTTTTGAAGCTCTTCTTCGCTTAACGGAGGTAATCCAACTGAAGCTCTTAGAGCATTGATATCACCAGTTTGAATAGCTTTAAAACTTTGTGAAACTTTTTCTGGTTCCTTAGTTGATTTCTTATCGGCAGGTTTAGATATCGCCAATACCTTTGATGGTTTAGCACCGATTTTAATATCAGTTTTGTCGGCTACCTTCTCCAGTTTATTAGTTACTTTCTTTTCACCATAATCCTCAACAAGTTCTTTAAAATCTTTTTTACTGATCTTACCATCTTTACCAAGTTCTTTAACAGCTTTCTTAAAAGATGGTGCTGGAGTAGGTGCTGGAGTAGGTGCTGGAGTAGGTGCTGGAGTAGGTGCTGGAGTAGGTGCCGGTGCTTGGTGTGCTTTCTTAATCTGGAGGACACTACCTGCATTGCCACCAGATTTTTTTACTTGTTTTTTGGCTTTCTTAAAAGCCTTCTTGTTATCACCAAATTTTTTCTGTTGTTTCTTTGATAGGTCTTTCCACTGTTTAGCCATCGTTTTCCAGTCGGTTGGTTAACCACTCAACAACAGAACGTTGACCAGAGCGGTACATAATTTCATTAATAGAATCATTAGGAAGCGGAGATGGTGGTGGAAACATCTCTTCCATTTCAGTTAGTACAGCTCTAGCTTCCATACCGAAGACTTCAAGCATGTTGATAGAAGTAGTCATTAATACTCACAAATTTCACATTTAGGACAGTGCTTATGCCAATGAATATGGTATGCCTGTATAAAACAAAGAATGCCAATCAAGGAAGCAATAAACCATTTCATTAAGCGTACTGCGGGAGGTTTACATTACTGTGTTCAAAGAATGCAGGCATACGTCCTGCTTTTGTGTCGCTAAGTTCGGGTGCTTTGCCTTGATACATCAGGTTGTCCGATGCATCTAGCCAAAATTTTTGGTCCAAATGTTTTGAGGCATTCTTACCCAAGGGTTGCATCACCCAATGGATAGTTGCCTTGCGGAGTTTATCAAGACTAGGAGAGATATCAAGCCCCAACTCCCGATGAACAATACTATTGGTAGCAACGTGAATTTGTTCATCTCTACTTATGTCCGCTGATACTGTTCGCATACCGTCGTTACCATTACGGCGAAAGAATGGTAGTAGAACAAAGAAAACTGCACGCTCGGCAACCATTGCTTTGGTGATCGTGTGATCAGGATGCGCAATCCACGCATCTCTGATTCTGATCGCTTCTTTCTCAGCTTGTTCATCGACGCCGTAAGACTCGGAAACGTAACCAAGTGCCAGGTCGTGGTTTTCTTCATCGATAACGTTACTGTGTAGTATCTCTCTGGCGAGTGGCGGTACTTCAGATGACAGAGCATCGGTAATAAAATCTCCTACGGGTAGTTCCATGTGGCGGAGTGCTAAGGCACGGAGGATTGCTTCCTCTGCACCTTCTTTACATTTACCTGCTGTTGGTTTAACAGGTGTCCATTTCCGTTTCCGGCTAATTAGTTTTTGATAAGGGTTCATTCTTGGCAATCACATTGAGGTTCAATAGGTGACTCCATGAATAGGTTTGCAAGATAATCATCAACTTCTTCTTCACTTAAAGCAGCGAACGCACTTGACTTATCTTGTACATCACCCATTACTTGGAGTGAGTAGTAGAGGGAAGTCTGGGGCGATTTAAGCCACTCTTCGATAAAGGTCTCGTCATATGTGACGACGTCGCTCCAACTGTTGAAGCTATACCCATGAAGAAGTCCAGTCTTTTCTAGCAATATCATAATATTATCGGCTACTTTTTTGTACGCATCCCAGCCGACTTCAGATGCAATTTCTACGTCACCGTAGCTGTAAGTTTGCACTCCAAATGTCCCACTGTCTCGATCAACAGTACGAGAAATAGGTGGAGCGATCTCAGGAGTACAAGTAAAGCCATCAAGACCCTTTGAGCGGTAGCTGCAAGACGCTGTAGGGGCGATTGCAAAGGCTCTGTCCATGTTGTTATCCCTTGCAATTTTGGCAGCCTGCTGGATGCCTTTAGCGAGCTGTGAAGCAAGCTCATATGCGGGGGATACTTTCTTTTCTCCATTATTATATTGTTCTAGGGCGTCTCCAAACTGGGAATAGGAAACTCCAACCCTTCGAAGAAGGTTTGCCAGTCCGAGCATTCCAAGACCAACTTGTCTGTCTGTTTCGGGTGTGAGGTATTCGCCTGTATCGCCGACACCAGTATTAGTGTGGAGTTGACACAGTTCCTGCATACCTTGAACAAAAGCTTCAGGGATTGTGTTGAATTCACAGGCAGAGAGGTTGACATGTTGCAACAAGCATGTTCCGCGTGAGGGCAGGTATACTTCAAGGCAGACATTTCCCCTAATTCGATTTCCATAGTCATCGTATTTTACTTTGTTTAACCAGATGTCTCCCGCAGCAATACCACGGAGTAGTTTTTGTTTTGTTGTGTCATGCATACCATCCCACCACATTGGTGAGATGTTGACACACCGTTTGACCCACGGAAGATAGTCACGAGGAGCCTCAATAAATTCTTCAATGTCAGGATGAGAAGCATCAAGATGAAGGACTATCGCCCCATTCTTGTACTTACCTCCTCGCCTGAGAGTTTCGTTAAGGCCTGAATAGATGCGCCCAAATGATACTGGACCAGACGCCACAACCCCTGATGTTCTCTCGTAGCCTCGGGGGTCAAGCCTTGATAGATGGATTGCGCATCCCGCTCCATTGCGTAGAGCATGACTAGCAAATCTCCAGCTCGCTTCGATTCCATTTGGTCCTTCCATTTCATTTTCAACAACAAATACCGTGCACGACACGGGGAGACGTCCTTCTGGGTCGTCCATCCAGGATTGAACCCGGCCAGTTCTAGAGATAAGTTCAGGCATTGACTAGATCGTTTAATACAGGTGGTTGATAGTTTGGTCCTTTAAGGACTTTGCCGTCTTTACGGCGGATAGGTTTACCGTCCAAACCAAGCTTGGACATGTTTGATTTATGGACACGATCTAATGCTATTTCCAGATCCCATTCCATATTTTCTGCGTATTGAAAACAGACATAAACAAGATCTGCAAGTTCTTTTATTTCCTGTTCATATCCTTCACGCATTGATTGTATAAATTCTTGGAACTCTTCAACGATCAAATCCCGTTGCATAGTCCGGTTGTCCCATGAGTTCTGCATTCCGTAGGCGGAACGAAACTCCTGTGCTTGATCGCTCAAACTCGCTTTGGTGCAATGCGTGGTGTAGCTCATTTTCAAGATAGTGGATAGCTTTTTTAATGTCCTCAACCTCTGTGTGAGGACTTTTGAAACCGGCTCGGCAAATATATTTAATAGCATTGCCTCTAAAATAGTTTAGTCCTTGGTCTCTGATGAAACCCCAGACTTCGATGTCTCCTCTGGTGTAGTGAATGGGTGAATTGGCCATTTTTTTACTAAGTTAGTAACAGTATTTGAAAGGGCAAAGTTCTGCCTTTGTAATGCTACAAAGACAGTAACGATGTCCTCTTTACTAGCCATTGCTAGGTAATCATCAATCTTTCTAAGTTTGAACTGCTGTTCCAGTGTCAATTCGATAACTGGAGGTGGGGGTCCAATGGATGATTCGTTTATTGGAAGTGTCATAATCATTATTAGTAAGGATTCGAGCAAGCCTTGCATTCAATAAGGCATCCTCTTCTGTAAGATCCTTACTCTTAAATGCTTCAACGACAGTTTCCCAGCTGTAGCCCTTGTCTTCAAACAATGCCACAGCTTTTTTAACACCTATTCCAGGAACACCACTGTAACCATCTGTTTGGTCACCAGCTAGCGTTTGAATAAGATGCCATCTAGCACCGTCTTGAGGCGTGATTGTGAACGTTTCATCTAAGTTGTACAAACGTCCAGGTATCTGACGCATGTCTTTATCAGGACTAACAATAATGTTTCCAGGGTTAGCTGTTGCATAAATACCCATGGCATCATCTGCTTCTAGTTCTGGTAGTCTGACAACGTCATATTCATCTTTTAGGTTTTCAATAACTCGTCTATATCCACAGGGCTTTTTCCTGTTTCGATGTCCCTTGTAATCAGGGTAAATTTTCTTCCTGAAATTTTTTGAGTCACTGAAAAATAACATCAGTTCAGGTGTGTCCCACATAAACTGGTTCTTTATCCTATATAGTTCTTTTTGAACATTTTTGTACGCATCGCTAAATTTACTGGTTACTAGGATAACATCATCACCCCAGTCAATTTCTGTTTCAGCGGCAGCGCAAGACTTATAGACAATGAAGTCTGCGTCTACCAATAACTTCATTCAGTGTACCTCTGCCCAGTTGTTTCCGATTTTTGCTTCTGCTGCGATTGGGAGTCGCATGTTGTAGTATTCGCCAGCCGCTGCAGCGCTATATACCAGGGATGTTGCCAAATCTTTTGAGTGTTTTGGCTCGCACTCGAATTGTAATTCGTCATGAATGTAGGCTAGTTGAGAACAACAAAGATTAGTTTCTTGTATTGTCTCTTGGTTAATTAGCATCCACCTGCGCGAAATCACACCGGCAGATGACTGCAGAACGTAGTTCAATGCCTTGTGAGGGCTTTCTAGGATGATCTTCCTACCGTCGATTGCTTTCACGTATCCACGTTGAGCAGCAGCAGCAATATCAGCTAACAGTTGAGGCATACCAGGAATTGCTTTTACAAATGCTGCTCTGATTTCCTTCCCTTTCTTTTTAGCTTGGGCTGATGATAGTTGTGGGTCAAAACTATGACCTATTTTTTCATCTCCAGCACCGTAGCACCAGGCATAGGTAATTGTTTTAATTGCTCTTCTACTGACTCCAACTCGATCAGCGTTGACTTGATGGATGTCTCCATTGAGGAGGGTATCTCCAAACTCGGAACTATGCTTTCCGAGGTAGTGGGCGAGCATCCTAAGCTCGATAGAACTAAGATCGGCACCCACCATAACTTGACCAGGGGATGCTTGGAATAACTTTCTAAATTCATTATCACTCGGGGTTTGCGACAAATTTGGACGTCTGTGGGCGCATCGATGTGTGGATGTTGCTATAGAACAATGGTGATGTATGCGATTATGTTTCGTAACTAGCTTCAGCCATGCGTTCACGCCGTTCGAGAGCATCCCAAGCATTTTCGTTACCGTCAAGCATCTCGCAAACATCATAGAAATTTCTGATCCAATCTCGGTCAGAATAACTTCGTCTACGATAGGCTTCCCAGTAGCTGTCAACTTCGTCGGCTTCCAGCCATAGTATTGCTGCAATATCCATGAAATATGATCCCGTGATGTGGGGTTTAGTTCTTTGAGTCGTGTGAAGGCTGCTCCTTTGATGTAGCCGCTAGTCTTGTTATCTCGCTTTGGAGTGAATTCACTTCCTGCGACGTCAGGGTGGCGTTGCCGAAGTATTTTTTCAAGATCTTGAAGTTCTTGTGTGAGAGACGATGCAAGTTTCCATGCAGATTGCTCATCGAAATACCATCCATGTTGTTCTTGCTCTGTAAGTAATTGAGCAACCTTGTGCTCTAACGCAACCCACTCAGGTAGGGGTGGAAGTGGTCGCATAATTGTTTAGTAACGTTGACGTCTTGTTTGCAGTAGTCCTGCATTTCTTCTGACCATTCTTTCCAGTCAGCAGTTTTACCAAATTCTCCTTTGTATTCACTTAGTCTGTAACCCCATGATTCAAGACTATGTCTTGCATAAAGTTGACCAGGCATGTGTTTAACATTCCTTCTTTTATCAATCGACATCATGTCCGGGTGATATAACCGTGACAAAAGTAAGGTGTCAATGACCAAGGCGGTTGGTGTAAACCAAGGATGAATTTTTTTGATAACTGGGATGTCATAGCCGATGACGTTATGTCCGACAATGACGTCTGCAGTCTCAAGGTTTTGAATCCCACGAACAATGGGTTCTTCAGAACCTTCGTCGTTGTAAACCATTGTTTGGTCAGTCTCACTATCGTAGATAACAAGACAGTGGATGCGGGTAACATCATTGAGAAGACCGTTCGTCTCCAGGTCGAACACCAGCATGTTTCCAGATGTAAGTTTTATCGATAAATTGTGCTTTCTCTACCATTTCAGCGGTAGGTGGATTTGGTTTTCGTAATTTTGATCCACGAAAATTAGAAATTAATTGTCGCGTCAACATCGCTTGTTGATGCGGTGATTCAAAAATCTGTGGATGCGTCGAAAGTTTTTGTTTCATTAAACTTGCACTTTTCTTTGTCGTAATTCAATACACACGCGATACCAGTTTCGCCTGAGTAGCGATTTTTAAGGATTCGCACTGTTGTATCAGCGTGTTCAGGTCCACTCTGTTGATCTCGTTCGAGTCCAATAACTGCGTCAGAAAGTTGACTAATTGAGTGGCTTCCTCGCAGCTGTCCAAGTGATACTTTTGCTCCATCTTCGTGTCCTTTATCCCCTTGTGGTCTTCGTAAATGTGATACCAAAAACATAGAAATACCAGTCTCCTCGCACAATGATCTGAGCTTAGTCATGGTGTTATCTATCATTTTGCGTTCGTCTCCATCAAGACCACTAAGCAGAATGGATAGGTGATCTAGAAATACAACCCGGCAGTCGAGTCCAGCAGCAAGGTATCTAATCTTGCTGAGTATGTTGTCAGGATCGAAGCTACCAAAGCCATCGAAAAGAAAGAGATTCCAGTTAGCAAGAGTGTTTTGATATGCTTCGGTGAGATCAGATCGTTCATGGGTTCCTATGTGAAATTGTTTACCGCTAGCAGAGGACATGAGTCCTAGTGCTGTCCTTCTGTTTGACTCCTCAAGTGCCACGTACCCAACTCGCTCCCCTTTAGAGAGGAGGTAAGTTGCAAGTTCACGGCAGACGGATGACTTTCCTTGACCAGAGCCGCTAGTAATCGTGACAAGCTCTCCTCGCCTGATCCCGTGTAGCTTCTCTTGTAATCCACTGTAGGGATATTCATGAATGTAATCTTGTTGTGGTTCAATTACAAGTGAAAGTAAAGACTTTCCATCGACAATTCCGTCAGGTCTGTACGGCTTAGCATTCCAAATAGCCTCTCGAACCGCCTCAAGATTGCTGTCTTGTGCCGCCTCAGAGGCGTCCTTGTAGCCCTTGAGGTCAGCAATCGTGACCTTGCCGGGTGGCAGCACTGCAGCTGCCTCCTGCGTTGCCTGACGGCCTGCATCGTCATTGTCGAAGAACAGGCATATTTCATCCCAGTTCTCCAACCATTCATAATTTTTTTGAATTGATTTCTTTGCTGACGCTGCGCCATATGGCAGGGATACCATCTCCCACGTCGGGAGCGCCTCTCTGCACGTAGCAGCATCAATCTCACCCTCCGTAATGACAACTCTCTTGCCTGCATGTCGGAATAGGTGTTGACCAAAGAACCGGCCATCCGATTCTCCTTCATATCGAAATTGTTTGTCTTTGGATTTAGTTTTTATTCCAATAAGATGTCCAGTGCCATCTCGATAATGGAAGCATAGGAGTTCTCCGTCAGTGGTGATGCCATATTCCTCGCAGACTCTCTCGCTAATTCCTCGTCGAGAAAGTCGTCTTGGTACTCCTCTGGCTTCCATGTAATTTTTTCTTGCATTGGTGGATTTGTGATTGTGAACATTGCT